TACAGGGTTAAAAATAATAAAAATATCGATTGTATTCTAGACGGAAAGATTATTTATTCAACAATATTTAACAATTCTATTACAACAGACTATCCAAAAAATCAAGATTTTATAATTTATTCAGATTATAAAAATGTTACAAGGGAAAATAAATGTGTTAATAAGAAATTATTAACCCAATTAAGTGCAGATGAAAAATTTGATTATGAAAAGTCGGATATTAAATTTATGCTAGTAGAGTTAAAAATAGGAGATAATAGTTTTAAAATTGACTTTAAAACAGACGACTACAATTTTTATATAGTTGGAAATTGTTTTACAAAGAAATTTTTTCTATATTATTTAACAGAAATTTTAAAAATTAACGAAATGATTAATGATAATGATAAATTTAGTTTTAAAATTATTGACCATGATGTTAATACTGTTGAATTAGAATTTACTGATAAAACCAACAGCATTTTGTTGGAAAAAAATGGATATAAATTATCAATTACAAATGATAATGAACAAAAAGAATAATATATTTACTAAAAACAATTTAAAAAAAAATTGAAATATTTAAATACAAATGGAATCCCAGCAAAATACAATGACGACTGAAACACCTAATAAGGAAGAATATAATAAGTTATCTGATAAATGGACAATTTGGGCACATTTACCTCACAATACCGATTGGAGTATTAAGAGTTATATACCAATTTCAACATTCACAACAGTAGAAGAAACTATAGCTGTAACCGAGACGTTGCCTCCAATTTTAGTAGAAAATTGTATGCTATTTATGATGCGTGAAGGTATTAAACCAACGTGGGAGGATCCAAAAAATAGGAATGGTGGATGCTTTTCATACAAGGTTTCTAATAAAAACGTTTATAAGGTTTGGAAAGAGTTGTCTTATGTTGTAGTAGGTAATACAATTAGTAAACAGTTGTCATATGTGAATTGCGTAAATGGGATTACCATTTCACCTAAAAAAAATTTCTGTATTATAAAAATTTGGATGTCTGACTGTTCAAATCAAAATCCAATGGTTGTCACAACTGATTTGAAAGGGTTGTCTCCTCAAGGATGTTTGTTTAAAAAACATACACCTGAATATTAAAAATGTTCATCGTAATATAAATATATATAAAATATTAATTTAAAAATTTGATTGAATAATAAAATATAATGAAATATCCATACATTATATTTTATAGATTAGAAAAGTATTCGGATATCGATAAATTTTTTATTGACAATAATGAAAAATTAGATTGTTCTTTATTTTTTACAAGTGATAAAGAAGACCTAAATAAACTGTACGATTCCAATTATCAAATTTTAATTACTTATGGTGATAATGAGAGCGAATATGTGCCAAATGTAATGTCTATAATATCGGATAGAATGCGCGACCGTTGGGTTCACTTAAAAGATATATCATCTATCGAAGAATTTAGTAGGGTTGTTAATTATTGTTTCATACATAATTGTACATTTGAAAGACAGCATATTAGACCTATTTTTTCCGTTTTTACGCCAACATATAACTCTTATCATAAAATAAAGCGAGCTTATGAGAGTTTAAAAGCCCAAACCTTGAAAGATTGGGAATTGGTAATTATTGATGATTCTCCGGATGATGATCATTTTAATTTTTTGAGAAAGTTAATGATTGATGATTCAAGAGTTCGTCTTTATAGAAAAAGTGAAAATAACGGTAATATAGGCAATGTAAAAAACGAGGCAGTTGCTTTATGTAGAGGAAAATATGTATTGGAATTTGACCACGATGACGAAATATTACCGTTTGTTTTAAACGATTCGGCAAAATATTTTGACACAAATCCTGAGGTCGGATTTATTTATATGGATTGTATTTCATTATACGAAAACGGAAATAATCATTTTTATGGTGATTTTATTTGTAAAGGATATGGTAGTTATTATTGTCAAAAATATAATGGAAAGTGGGTTTATGTTTATAATACCCCTAATATTAATAATATTACATTAAGTCATCTGGTTTGTTGCCCAAATCATCCAAGAATTTGGCGAAAATCCGCATTAATTGAAGCTGGTAGTTATTGTGAATTATTACCTATTTGCGACGATTATGAAATAATACTTCGGACTGCTCTAACGACAAAAATTGCCAAAATACATAAGTTTGGATATATTCAATACATGAATGATAATAACAATAATTTTTCTTTAATTCGAAACGGTGAAATAAACCGAATCGGACCAAATTATATAAGTCCAATATTTTATGAAAGATTTAAAATTCATGAACATATGAAAAGTCTGGACGCATACGAAGATGAAAAATATATTCATTCTAATAGCAAAATCTGGAAGAGAGATGCCGAAACATATGAACACAAATATTGCAATAAAGTAGTGAATCTTGATTACGATAAACAATACTGTATTGTTGGTTTTGATAGTTTGATTTCAAATAAAGATAAAATTACTTCTCTCTATGAAGACATTAGAAATGATTTTTTTATAATTGATAATAAATGTGAAATCGGACATCTACAATATTTATTGGATATTTATGGATTTTCAAGATTTAAATGTTATACATTAAATGATGAAACACCAGAAGTATTAATTAAATATTTTATGTTACAGTACAAATCTTGCGAAAACTATGAAATTATTAATAATTTTGTATATAAACCAAAATATAACACCGATTGTGGTAATCGTCATTCTGTAATTAATTATGTAAGCAGTCAAGATGACAAATATTTGGAAATAGGTGTAGAAACAGGGTACACATTTAATAACGTCCAGATTCACAATAAAACAGGTGTCGATCCATCGCCACAATTTGAATCCGAAAATTTGATTCTTAAAACATCAGATGATTACTTTTTGGAAAAAGAAAATGACAAGGCAAATGAAAAATTTGATATTGTTTTCATAGATGGATTACATCAATGTGAGCAAGTTGCCAAAGATATAAATAACAGTTTGCAATGTTTAAATGAAAACGGTAAAATATTACTTGATGATATAATACCATTAAATTACGACGAGCAATTAAAAATACCAATTAAACATCGTTATGAAAATGGTATATTGAAAACAATGGTTCCTTGGACAGGTGATGTATGGAAAACAATGTATCATATTTTGTCTCTCTATTCTCAACATATTGATTTCCAATATTTTTATCATTCTCATTATAGAGCTGTCGCTGTTTTACAAATTAAGAGTTTCTTTCAAATTGATTCTTCTGAGTTTGATATAATAAATAATTATAATTACGAAACAGATTTCGGCAAGTATATTGAATTGATTGAAAAATCCAATAAAAATAATCTATAAGAGATAATTATGTTTATTTATTATAATAAAAATAATATTGTAATAAATATGTTGCGTCTATTCAAATTGAATAGCGTTTTACTAAAATATAATAATACAATTTATACATCTTTAGTATTATATAAATTATTATTAAAACATAATCACATTATTTTTCAGAATTCTTTGGATGATTATTTGGATGATTATGAATATGTGATTGTTGATAAAAAAACTATAAAAACAAACAATAACAGTATAGAAGATGAGTGGACTGAAATTAACTTTCAAGATTATTTAAAATAATAAATGTTCTCTACAAATTTTATTGGCTTCTTTGAAGTAATATTTTTTGTTTCAGTTTCAGTTGAAATAATGGCTAAATTTTCAATCTTTTTATTTTCAACTTCACTAATTTTATCTATTTTAAATGACGCTTGTTTCATATATAAATAGTTGAAACAATATTTTTAAGTTATATTATTTTTTAATTACTAATTAAAGAATTTATTTTATATTTCATATAAATGGAATTAATAGAATCAACGGAACCATATTTATGTTTAAATATGATTGTTAAAAATGAAAGTCATATAATCAAAGATACATTAATAAAACTTTTAAACAAGGTCTCATTTGATTATTGGGTTATTTCAGATACTGGATCAACTGATAAAACTAAAGAAATTATTTTAGATTTCTTCAAAGAGAGAAATATAAAAGGCGAAATATTCGATGATGAATGGAAAGATTTTGGTCATAATAGAACACTCGCACTAGAACACGCATTTGGTAAAAGTGAATACTTATTAGTATTTG